AATTACAGGTGAAGATATTCTAGCTGAAGTCGATACCGAATCCGAGGTAGAATTTATTTTAGTTAACCCTGTAGGTATTGCAGTTGTACGTGGCAGGGATGGCACTCCAAATGTAGGTTTTGCACCATTTCCGTTACATTCTGAACAAAATACCGGTGCAACTATTGCAATCGCTAAGAAACATGTAGTATACTCCTACGTTCCTGCCGAAGATTTTATTAATAATTACAATCAAATCTTTGGTTCAGGTATCGTGTTACCTAACAAACAAATTATTACAGGTTAATGTCAGACTTCTACACAAACGTTCAAAACATTGGCGGTAAAATTCTTTACCGTGGTGTTTCTGGTGGTAAAAAAATCAAGATGCGGATTGATTACTCACCAACACTCTATCTTCCTGCAACAAAATATTCTACACATAAATCTCTTGAGGGTCTACCTCTCGTTGAAAAGAGATTCGATTCTATCCACGAAGCCAGAGACTTTATGAAAAAGTTTGATGGCATTCCTGGTGCACCAACTATCTATGGTCAAACTCGGTATGAATACGCATTCATTGCCGAACAACACGCACAGATGGTTGAATGGGATTTCGATAAAATCTCTATCGGCATAATTGATATTGAGGTTGGTTCGGAAAATGGTTTCCCCGATCCATATCTGGCCAATGAACCAATTACTGCCATCGCACTGACATATCTCAATGGTCACACTTATGTTTATGGTTGTGGTGACTATGATAATAAAGATGATGACGTTACATATGTCAAGTGCAGGGACGAATGGACTCTCTGTAAGAAGTTCCTTGAACTGTGGAAAGATAAAACACCTGATGTGTTGACTGGTTGGAACACCAAGTTCTTTGATATTCCATATTTGGTCAATCGTTTCCGTAAAATCTTAGGTGAAGAAGAAACCAAGTTTCTGTCTCCTTGGAAATATATCTCTGAACGCAAAACATTTATCAACAACAGGTCTATGATTGCATATGACCTTGTTGGCATTGGTTGTCTTGATTATATCGAACTCTACAAATGGTATGCGCCGGGTGGTAAGTCACAGGAGTCTTATCGTTTGGATAATATCGCAAACGTAGAACTCGGTGAAGGTAAAATCTCTTATGATGAATATGACAACCTACACCAACTCTACAAACTGAACTATCAAAAGTTTATTGAGTATAACATCAAAGACGTTAAACTGATTATTCGTTTGGAAGATAAGTTGAAGCTGATTGAGTTGGCTTTGACTCTTGCATATGATACCAAATCAAATTATGATGATGTGTTTGCACAGACACGTATGTGGGATGCAATGACGTATGGTTATCTTTTGAATCAGGGTATTATTGTTCCTCCAAGAATTGTCAAAGACAAAGATGCCGCATTTGAAGGTGCATACGTTAAAGAACCACAGGTTGGTAAACACGATTGGGTTGCATCATTTGACCTGAACAGTCTGTATCCACACTTGATGATGCAATACAATATCTCACCTGAGACATTGATTGAGCCAGAGAACTACACACCTGAAATGCGTGAAATCATTTCACAAAGTGTAAGTGTTGATAAATTGTTGTCTAAGTCAGTTAATCTATCAAATTTGAGTGGTTGTACAATTACACCCAATGGCCAATTCTTTCGCACAGACATCCAAGGTTTTTTACCTAAGATGTTGGTTGAAATGTATGATGACCGTAAAAAGTTCAAAAAGATGATGTTACAAGCGCAACAGGAGTATGAAAATGAAAAAGACGAATCCAAAAAATATGAAATCGAAAAACGAATCGCAAGACTCAACAACCTACAACTCGCAAAGAAAGTCTCCCTTAACTCTGCCTACGGTGCTTTGGGAAGTCAGTATTTTAGGTTTTATGACCTACGCATGGCTTTGGGAGTCACTACAGCGGGCCAACTCTCAATTCGTTGGATCGAAAACAAAATCAACAAATACATGAATCAACTTTTGTCCACAACCGATGTGGACTATGTGATTGCATCCGATACAGATTCAATTTATCTAAGACTTGGTGATTTGGTTAACAAAATCTATGGTGTGGATGGTGTTGTTAAATTGCCTGGACTCAAAGTGATTGAATTTATGGACCGTGTTTGTGAGAGTAGAATTCAGCCATACATTGATGAATCATATAAAGAGTTGGCTGATTACGTTCATGCATACGAACAGAAGATGCAGATGAAACGTGAAGGTCTTTCCGATAAAGGTGTTTGGACTGCCAAAAAACGTTATATTCTGAATGTGTATAATAATGAAGGTGTGCAATATGCAGAACCTCACATGAAGGTGATGGGTTTGGAAATGATTAAGTCATCCACACCATCAGCTATTCGTGAGAAGATGAAAGATGCCGTTAAATTGATGATGACTGGTACTGAAACACAAGTTCAGGATTTTATTGCCAACTTCAAGGATGAATTCAAAAGATTGCCACCGGAAGATATATCTTTTCCACGTGGACTGAATGGTTTGAAAACTTATTCTGATTCGGTTACACTATATAAAAAAGGTACACCAATTCATGTGAGGGGTGCCATTCTTTATAATCACAACTTGAAACAACGTGGACTTGACAAAAAGTATCCTCTAATACAAGAAGGTGAGAAGATTAAATTCACCTATCTTAAAATGCCAAATCACTTCAAAGATGATGTGGTATCTTACCCATCTAGACTACCAAAAGAGTTTGAGCTTGACAACTATATTGATTATGATTTACAATTCGACAAAGCATTCTTGGAACCAATTCGTGTGATTTTAGACTGTATGGGTTGGAAAACAGAAAAGACAACCTCACTTGAAGATTTTTTTAGTTAAAGGAACAGTATGAGTATTCTTGATAAAATTAAAAAGAATAGCAGCATTAAAGATTCTGCCATTCTATCAAAATCAAAATTCTTCACACAGAAGGATATGATTTCAACCGCAGTGCCAGCAGTCAACGTTGCGTTATCTGGTCAAATTAATGGTGGTCTAACACCAGGTCTTACAATGTGGGCAGGTCCATCCAAACATTTTAAGACCGCATTCAGTTTGTTGATGGCCAAATCTTACTTGGACAAATATGAAGATGCAGCACTCCTGTTCTACGATTCTGAGTTCGGTACTCCGCAGTCTTATTTTGATAGCTTTGGTATTGACACAGACAGGGTGCTCCATACTCCTCTTACAGATATTGAACAATTAAAGTTTGATGTGATGCAACAGTTGACACAATTAGAACGTGGTGAACACCTCATCATCGTAATTGATTCAATTGGTAACCTTGCATCAAAGAAAGAAGTTGAAGATGCACTTGAAGGCAAGTCTGTTGCCGATATGTCACGTGCAAAACAAGTCAAGAGTTTGTTCCGTATGGTTACACCACACTTGTCATTGAAAGATATTCCAATGATTGTGGTCAATCACACATACAAAGAAATTGGAATGTTCCCTAAAGATATTGTAGGTGGTGGAACAGGTTCATATTATAGTGCCGATAATATTTTTATTATTGGTCGTCAGCAAGAAAAAGAAGGTGCCGAGATTGTTGGGTACAACTTCATTATCAACGTAGAAAAGTCCCGTTATGTTAAAGAAAAATCTAAAATCCCTATTACTGTATCTTTTGATGGCGGTATCAGCAAGTGGTCTGGTCTACTGGATCTTGCACTTGAATCCGGACACGTTATCAAGCCTAGCAATGGTTGGTATTCAAAAGTAAATGTTGAAACCGGTGAAGTTGAAGAAAAGAAATATCGTGAGAAAGATACTGATGATTATGGATTTTGGGAATCAATCTTAAATGAAAAAACTTTCCATGAATTCGTAAAAAACAAATATTGTATTGCTACCGGTAGTATCATGGAATCTGAGGCATAAAATGATAGAAGGTCAAGATTATTGTTTCATCTATCCTAAAGATGACAAACAGACCGTGCACATAAAATTCCTTGAAGGTCCCTACAAAGATACCATTTTCAAATATGGTAAGGTCAAATTTAAGGAAGAAAATGAACAAGTCTATTTACTATTTGCTTATGATGTGTTAGAATCACCAGTCGATAAACCACGCAAGTTGGAAAAGAGTAGTGATTTTAAAAACTACATTGGTGACCTATTGGTTGAACTAATGTCAGGCAACCTTGAACAGGAAATTATTGATGAAACTGGAACAGACGATTCTGAAGAATCTTATTTACGATGAAGAATATCTACGCAAAGTATTACCTTTTGTAAAGTCGGAATATTTTACCGATAACGTTGACAGAATTATTTTTAATGAGATATCATCATTCACAGAGACTTACAATAGTCCACCAACGATTGAAGCTATTGTATTGGCCGTCAAAGAAAGGCGAAATCTTACAAATGATGAAGTGGAGAAGTGTGAATCTTATCTACAAGAGATTGCTTCAACTTCACAAGAAAAACCCCAGATTCAATGGCTTACTGATAAGACAGAAGCCTTCTGCCAAGAAAAGGCAATCTATAACGCTGTATTGGGGGCTATTTCAATACTGGATGGTAAAGATAAAACCCACGACAAAGGTTCGATTCCCAAAATATTATCGGACGCATTGGCGGTAAGTTTTGACACATCCGTTGGACATGATTATTTGGAGAATAGTGATGAGCGTTATGAATTTTATCATAAGAAAGAAGAAAGAATTCCTTTCGACCTTGAGTATTTTAATAAGATTACAAAAGGTGGCCTTCCTAATAAAACTCTTAATATTGCCCTTGCTGGTACTGGTGTTGGCAAGTCACTTTTTATGTGTCATGTTGCCGCTTCTTCTATGGTCCAAGGTAAAAACGTACTCTACATTACGATGGAGATGGCTGAGGAAAAAATTGCGGAACGTATTGATGCGAATCTTCTAAACGTAACCGTTGATGACCTAGTACAACTACCTAAAGATATATTCGATAAGAAGGTTGCTAAGGTGCGTGAAAAGACTGTTGGCAAACTAATCATCAAAGAATATCCAACTGCATCCGCTTCAACAACACATTTCAGGACACTACTCAATGAACTTAACCTTAAAAAATCTTTTGTGCCTGATATTATTTTTGTTGACTATCTTAACATCTGTTGTAGTGCTAGAATCAAAGCTGGTGCAAACATTAATTCATACACCTACGTCAAATCAATTGCCGAAGAATTGCGAGGTCTTGCCGTTGAGTTCGGAGTTCCAATTGTCTCTGCTACGCAAACTACTAGAAGCGGATTTACTTCATCCGACCCAGGCCTTGAGGACACAAGTGAGTCTTTTGGTTTGCCAGCTACCGCTGACTTGATGTTTGCGTTAATTTCTTCCGAAGAACTGGAAGAAATGGGACAGATTATGGTGAAACAGTTGAAGAATCGGTATAATGATCCAACATACTTCAAAAGATTCACCGTTGGTATTGACAGGTCTAAGATGAGACTGTATGATGTGGAACAGTCGGGTCAAAATGGTTTGACTGATGCTGGTCATTCTGGACCACCAGATAAACCACTCAATACATTTGGTGATAGAGAAATGAAACCTAAAAAGTTTAATGGTTTTAAAGTATGAATTTGACTATTGATGAAGCACTACATTGTTCAAAAGTAATTGGAGATTATTTTGGAAACTTTAATCGTGTCGATGAGTACATGCGTGACCAGAAACTGGCATCTCTTGCTGATATGCCTTCAAATACTTTATTTCCTATAGAAGAAGATTTGTTTTCAGATTTCTCCATGCATCCAAACGACATGGAGTTTGAAGTTAGTGAGATACCACAAGAACAGTGGGAAACATTGTTGAATATTACCAGTTCACATATCAACATTTCACCTGTTGGCCGTCAGATTCGTCTGGCCGTTAGAGAAAAAAACACCAACAAGTTCGTTGGATTCATCCGCCTTGGTTCTCCTGTCATCAACATGAAGCCACGTAACGAAATGTTGGGTCAAGTGTTTACGCAACAACCTGAGTGGTCCAAACGATTCAACGATTCTGCTATGATGGGATTCGTTATCGTACCATCACAACCTTTCGGTTTCAATTATCTTGGTGGAAAGTTACTTGCAGGTATCTGTACTTCACATGAGGTAAGACATATAATCAATAAGAAGTATAAGATGAATTTGTGTTTGTTTGAAACCACAAGTTTGTATGGTAACTCTAAAACTGTATCTCAATATGATGGTATGAAACCATTTATTCGATATAAAGGTTTAACCGACAGTGATTTTATTCCAATGATGCATGGCAAACCTTATGAAGATTTACGTAAGTTTGTGGAAGATAAGGTTGGTGATATTGTAGATCCAGATGCTTCTAGTAAGAAGTTGAAGATTACCATGAGAATCATTGCTTTAGTTAAAGCTGCTCTTAAAGGTAAACCTGAAGGTGAGGCATTCTCAGCAACGATTGAGAACGCTAAGGGGTTGACAGAACAAAAAAGATATTATATCAGTGACTATGGTTATAAAAACATGGTTGATTATGTAAACTGTAAGACGGACGTGCTTATTACTGGTGAAAACTATGAAAAACATAGTATGGTAAACATTGCAAACTGGTGGAAAAACAAAGCATCAAACCGATTTGACACACTTAAAAACGAAGGTCGCTTGAGAAAAGAATTGGAGGTCTGGACTTCTGGAAAGCCTATAGACATAATCAGATAAATACTTTTATTTGAGGTCTAAATGGCTGCACAACAAGGTTTTCAATATGAGATTAATGCTGCAAAGTTACTGAAACCAATGGGTTTGGTTCCTAAAAACTTTGTTCCTGCTGGCGCTGGTCACGACCAGCCAGATTTGATGTTAGAATTTAAAAAGGTCAAAGCTGGTTGTGAATTAAAGATTACTGCTGCATCAGCTGGTTCACTTGTGTTGAAATACGATTCTAGTGATAAACAGAATCCTTGGAAATTTGGTGATATCAAAAAAGATGATGAAGAAAAACAATTCATTAAAGACTTGGCTGAAGAAGTTGGTCTGTTCAATATAATCAAAAAAGAATGGAAAGAATTGCCATTCAAACGTGATAAAGATTTATTATGGGAAGCAACCGCAGGAAAGTTATCTAAGAAACAACAGTATGAAAGAGACAGAGATACCTTCCAAGATATTAGAGGTGAAATACCTGCAACCAAGATTGAAGAATACTATAACAAAAAGAAAACATATTATGTGAATGTTGGTACACACGGTTTCTATTTGATGGGTACAAAAAATCCATTAAAGTTAAAAGATGTTCCAAGATTTGGTACATCAGCAAAAGCCACATATCGTGCAAGAGTTCAATATAAAGGAAGTGATAATTATCAATTCACCTTTGAAATGCAATTTGCAATACCAAGTTCAAAGAAGTCACCATTTAATATTGCACCTGTTGATGGTAAAACTGTTGAAATTAAAAAGAAAGAATTGAATTTATCCTGTTTTATTTAAATTGAAAGATTATTATGAAAGTTACTGTGATTACACCCACAACAGGTAGTGAACAATTATATGATGCAATTCGTTCCGTAGAACGGCAAACATATGAAAACATCCAACATCTTATTGTTATTGATGGTGAACAATATGCGGCCAAGGCTCGTGACATTATCAACGGGTCTTATCGTTCAGAAGTTATAACACTCCCCTACAACACAGGATATGACCAGTATAACGGCCATAGAATCTATGGTGCAATGACCTTCCTTGCAGAAGGACAATACCTGTGTTTCTTAGACCAAGACAACTGGTATGAAGATAATCATATTGAATCGTTGGTCGAAACAATCAAAGCCGGAAACGATTGGGCTTATTCACTACGCAAAATTGTTTCACAGGAAGGACAATACATATGTAATGATGATTGTGAATCTCTTGGAAAATGGACCTCTGTTATCAATGACAATTTTATTGATGTGAATTGTTTTATGATACCAAAGCACGCAGCACTTGGTTTTTCTCCTTACTGGTATCGCCGTGCAAGGCATCCACAAGAACAACCAGAAGTTGATAGAATTCTATCTCCATTTATGATGCAGAATCTAAAAAAGTTTGACACGAATGGTCAATATACTGTAAACTACAGGGTGGCTAGTAGGTCAGATTCAGTACAAGATGTATTCTTTATTAAAGGTAATGAAGTGATGAAACAGAAAATGAACGGAGAATATCCATGGCGAAAGATTTAA